AAAGTTCCTGTGCCAGATTCACCAGTGTACGTAGTCATCAAACTATACAGAACATTTAGTTTCCAAATACCTTCTTCCTTTGTAAGATTGGACCCTTTTCTTTCTAATATTACAGTAGTGTAGTCGTCAATAACTAATTTGAAAAGATCAAAGCCTGTCCCCAAACTAATGTCACCTTTTAATAATTTAAAAATTAAAAGGGCTAGTGCTGAAATTAAGAAAATATAACCCCAAAATCTAATCCACCATTTATTATCTCCTATAACACTAATAAATCCTGCAAATAAGCTCCATAGAATTAAACCTATCAAAGCTCCTTCAATATGTTCTATAGTTACCATATCAATGATTTATTATTTTAAATTCATCATAAGCTACTGCCCAATGACAGTTGCTTAGGTTATGTCCAAACTCTTCTACTAAATCTTCATAACCTTCATCTTCTTCTCTCTCTGTTACAGAATAGGTGTGTAATTCAACAGTTTCATAATCTAATATTATTAATTTTACCATTTTCATATTAATGTTGTATTATTTCTTTATCTGTAACAAGATATTCTACATTTTCTAACTTAAATCCAAAAGCTTCTACTAATAAATCTAAATTAGAACCTTCAGGCCATTTCTCAGTACTATAAGAGAAAGAATGTGCTTCACCATTATAGTAATCAAGTATTATTATTTTTTTCATAGCTCAATTTGTTCTACTTTATATTTATAACTAGCAAGGTTTTTAAATCTACAAAAGGTAATATAATAAAATACTCTATGAAAGATAGATTGAAATATAATTTTAGGCTCAGATACTACCTTCAAATTTGCTGATAGAAAATCTTTTTCTTTAAAAGTATCTTCTGCAAAGTATAAATAAAAAGTGTTATTTTCCATATTACTTTATTTGTTCTAAAGGATAAGCATTTAATATAGAATCTTTATTTACACTAGATATTTTATATTCTTTAATTTCTCCAGAATATATTTTCTGCATTATTTCTTTAGTAATAGGATTATCTATCTCTAATCTTACATTTTCACTAGCAGCTTTTAATGCAGCTTCTACGTGTAATTTAGCAAATTGTATCATTGCTGTTTGGGCTTGTGGGGCATACATTAATAGATTGCCAAGAGAATCTTTATATTTACCTACAATTAAAAACTCTTTTGCTGTTGGTATTTTACTTCCTTCCATTAGTTTATAATTTTAACCTTAGTATTATCAGAAAGTGTAACTATGTACACCCCATCAGCTAATTTATCAACTTCTTTACCTACTACATCTGTAATAGATACAATTACAGGTATATCTAAAGTATCTATACATACTCTATCAGTTAAATTCCTAGCATTATGATGCTTAGTACTGTTACAACATATTCTACATGATTGTAGAGTTGCTGCTATTAGAATTATTGTTATTAGTTTTTTCATATATAAAATTTTTCAGGTATTTTTATTGTGGTTGTTACAAAAGCAGTCATTTTATTCTCCTTTATATTTGTAGTTTCCATACAATCTTTAGGTATCCAATTTGTGTTACCAGAAGCTTTAAATTTAACTAGAATAGCTTTATCTGTTTCTTTTAAAATTGTAACTCTACGTTCTAGTAACCTCATTCTACTTCTATTTTATAAGTTTCTCTATCTTCATTACATACATTAGCACATATAATGTTAGCTACCCTGTTTTTGAAGTGTAAATCGTTTTGAACAAATAACTTACCTTCTGATTTAGTCACTGTCCAAACGCAAGAGTTAGGATATGCTAATAGTATTTTAGCTTCGGGCCAAGTATTAGGTACATATAATTGTTTAAGTCCTTCCTCTGACTCATTGAGAATCAGAGGATTAAACTTTTCTTTAAATTCTGTGAATGTCATTTCTTTTAATTTTTTTTTCTACCTTTAAACCAATCATCTTCGTGTAAATAATACGCAGTTCCTTCAATATTAAATTCTAAAGGTTTCATTACATTTCCAATTTATTTCGTATATCAAAGGTACAATTTTTTAATAACTTTACCTGATTTGAAGAGAAATGTTTTATCTCTCCACTACTCTTTACTACTCCAACAAATACACTATTCTCTAATGGGCCATAATCTATAAATAGTATTAACCACACATCACCTAGATGTGTTTCTGCTTCTAACGGTTGCCTTAATTCTAGTATCATAAATTTGTTATTATATATTCATTATCCTCTAATGTGTTATCTTCTGTAATTACATTATTATTAAATCTAATAGACTTAGACTCAACCTCCTCAATAAGTTTATGTAATTCAGATTTAGTCCAAATAGCACATTGTCCTATTAAAAATCCAGTAAATATTTCATAATTAATTTCAGATATTTTTATTGATACGGGTATTTCTGAATAATAATTTAGAATAAAATCTTGTATTTTACCCTCTAACTTCATTCTTATATTTGTTTATAATGTTATCTCTTAATTCTTTTATTTCATACTCAAATAACTCTGTTTCTATAGCTTCTTCATCCATAAATTCTACTGTATAAGTTTCATTATAGTTATGAGTAAGAATAAAGTTATATTGAGTATCATGTATCTCTACTAATCCTGAATAATAAAGTTCTTTATTAAAAGGTTCAGCTTCTAGTTCTATTTTAAACATTTAATAGTCTTTTAGTTGTTCTAATTTTTCACAAAGATATGCATAAGTTTTAGGTGCTCTTGTAGGCAATTCAGCTAATCCTGTTCCCAATCCATCAATAGGCACTACTACTATATTTCTACCCATCATGTAATTCCAAAATCCAGCTACTTTTACAGTTTTTTGCTTAATTCTTTTAAAGTCATAGTCTATAATAGACTTATTAAAATCAAGTTGATCATCAGACATAAATTCACTTGGTGACATTTTAGTACAAATACCTACTGCATTATGCTCTCCTCTCATCTCTTTAGCTTGGCCCCCTAAACCAATTCTAAGTTGGTTATCGCCAAACAAATATATTACATTTGGATTAGCTTGTAAATCCTCACGTCTAATCCACTTTTGTTTAATTACTATCATTTTCTTTTAAGTATCAAAATGTCCTTTTAAATCATTTGCCCAAGATACATCTGCTAATACTTGAGATTTTTGTGGAATGTAGTCAGATATATACTGTTCAATATCTTCTATAGGAAAATATTGTATATCATATTCCTTAGAATTAGTAAGATATTTTATAACAGTTAGTTTAGCTTCTTCTTTATCAGCCGCACAAACTATAAATTCCATTCTACCTGTAGGAAAGTTGTCTTCGTAGTATCTATATAACTTCATTTTCTTTTTAATATATTAACAGGTTCTTTTCCTTTTTCTATTAACTTCTTATCTACAGCTATGGCTGCCTCTCTTTCACTAAGAAAGTAGTTAGCCCATTTTAACCTTGTAATATAAGCTCTGTAAACTATCTCTCCTCTAAACTTAATACCATAAACATACTTATAAGGAGAAACACCTGGAAGATACTCTACTTTCTTTTCTCTACAAGCTTGTTCATATGTAGTCTTATGCTGTTTAAAAAAATCTATTACATCTTGTCTCATTATTTTGTAATTTCAACTTTGTTATACGTTTCTATCCACACCTTTGCTCCACAACTTAAAGGTTTATCTGGAGAATAAATAATTCTAGCAGCTATTTCACCATTCTTATCATAAACTAATACATTATTACCATACTTGTTATCTTTATAGGTTTTACAGGTAATAACAGGAAGTTCTAGCCCTTTAGTATTGGCTTTTATATTATGTTGATTTACATGAATTATTGTTTTCATTACCAAATAATTTCTTCGTTATTATTCTGTTTAAGTAAAGTATTAATCATTTGAAAATGATTGCATTCCCAAATCATCTGATTAAAATTAGCTGATGACGGATGTGAATATTCTAAAATATAATTAAACTTAGGATTTATATACTTCTTAAATTCCTTTGCTTTATTACCCCACAAACAATATATTACTCCTGTATTATATTCACTAAGCGCTTTAAGAACTTCCTTAGTAAAAGGTTTCCACAAAGATACGTGTTTTTCTTTTTCATCTGTAGAAGTTAAACTACTATTCAAAAGTAGTACACCTTGTTTAGCCCACCTTTCCAAAGAAGGGTCTTTATCTAAGTATAGTCCTTTATAACAAGTTCTTTCTACAGTTTCATATATGGTAACTAAACTACTCTGTAACTTTTTTCGTGGTAGTCCTTCAGCTCCACTACAACTAAATGCTAATCCATCAGCAAAGGCATTGTTATAAGGCTCATTTCCTAATATTACAACTCTTACATCACCAAAATCAGTTAATTGAAATGCCTTAAATACATCATTACTCTTAGGGTAAATAGCAGAGACTTTCCTCTTCTCTGCTATTAATTTACCTAACTCTTGAAACTCTTTACTATCAACATAATACTTTAATCTTGTATACCACGATGTGCCTAACTGTGTTTCTATCCAACTATCCATTTAAAAATCCTTTTAATTTATAAAATTCTATAGGTTTTACTGTATTTACTTCAAAGATAGGCAACATAACATGAGTAGGAATTACTACTTCCCTTGTTATTAAACTCCGCCAAGTTTGACTACCATTGAAGTATTTACAGGACTGAAAACCTTGTAAAGGAACAAAAGCTATATGCACACCATCATTAAAATCTAAAGACTTAATAAACTTCTTATCTTCCATATCAATAGGATGAATAATAAAAGCACATTCTTCAGTTTTTATTTCTTCTTTATTCATTCTCAAAGTTTTTATTTAATTCTATCTTACTCTTTTTATACCTTACTTTCTCTAACTTATAAATCTCATTCTCTGTTGGTAGTGAAAACAGTTCTTGGTCACCCAAACTTACATTACTTAGCTTTCTAGTACTTTCAGCTCTAAAATACAGTTCTTCTGTCCAGTTACTAAGGTTATGTTCTATTACTTCTTTGAGAGGTTCTAGCTTATTAAGAACAGGGAATAATAGATTACAATAATCTAACCTATGCCTTTCTTCTTTTATTACATATAAGCCCCTCAAAGGGTCTTCATAACCTAATTCATAACAACGCAAAACTTGCATTTTATAAGTACTTGAAAATTCACTGTATTTACCTTCTTTAAACAATTTATACTCATCTTTGTAGTTATCAGGAACAGAAAAACAATATAGTATATCATCTCCTGCATGAATATCCTTAACAAAGTTTCTTCTTTCCATAAGACCTGCTTCAAGTTGTAAAAACTCTTTCTTAGGACTGTATTTATAATGCAAGAAGAAATGGTTGTCTAATTCAGGATGTACATCTATTCCAATGTAAGTATTCTTGAATAGTTGACCACCAACACCTAATCCACTAGCTTTTAAATGAAGTATAGGTAATAAAAATAGTGCAGAATGGTTATAAGGAAAACTTATCATATATCTCCTTCATTTCTTTATAAATACCTAAATCTTCATCAGTAAGACTATCTTCTGTTATTTTTACTACTCTATAATGATTGTTACGTGAATTAATGTAATTTTTATACGTATTATTTACACCATCTTTTTTTAAAGTTTTTAATCTCCACAAACTAATTACAAAATATTGTACACTAACATTTGTTAGTTTATGAAAAATTCCAGGGTAAGTACAATTATTGTAAGCAACTGCTATTAAATCTCCCCGCTTTAATTTATTTAATATGTGACTCATACAATTTAGTTTCTACAATACTACCTTCCAAAGGATAGTACCAATTATTAGTTTCTTCTCTCAATTTAGCTTCATAAGCTAAGTTTTCTACTCTTTCTTTACCTGCTACAAAGTCCTCTTTACTCATTCTCCATAACATAGGATATTCAGGATAAGAAGCGTTGACTACAAGAAATTGGAAGAAATCTGCATCCACACCATAATTCTCTTCTTTCATTCCTATTCCTGTACCAAACAAAGCAGCTTGTATATCATAGTTAAACATCTTTATGTTATTCTGAAAGTCAGTAATACTATTTGTAACTATTTTTAAATCAGTTACAGTAATACAATCTTGTATATCTACAAAATCTGGGCAGAATTTACAACCACCAAGATATTCAGAATAATACATTTTTTGTTTATCATGTAATAATATGGGAGCAGTCATAGGATTATCTTTTAAACATTGTAAAACATACTGAGCTTTCTGATACTCTTGAGGTGTTACAATATCTTTTTCTAAAGATTCTATCATTACTTCATAATATTGCCTACCTGTAACCTCAAAATCTTTTCTTATTTTATCTAAAGTAGAACCTTTTATACCTTCTTTCCTGTAAGCATACTCCTCTGCTGTCTCATCATTAAGAACAGAAGGGTTAGTATATGCTTCAACAAGATATTCCACATAATTCTTCATCTGTGGTTTAGGTATAGTAAAAGGACGCATTATAAATAAATCTTCAAAAGTTTCAGGAGCACTAACAAGAGTATCCATAAGGTTACCCATAATCATAGCCCTTGTTTTAGGAATAGAAACATGTTCTTTATCTACATACTTCTTCTTATACAACATTCTGTCTTTAGCAAAGAGAGAAAGCCTGGAATAACTCCAGGCATTCATCTCTCTAAACTCTTTTTGCTCTAACTCTCTAATCATAAGCTAAATGCTTCATTTGAATTTCTTCGTTTATTACCCCAATAACTTCATATTCACAAGCCCTGCCTTTCATATTGTTATAATCTGAAGGAATTGCCACTACATCTTTTCGATTTACCTTAACCATAATTAAAGTATTGCCACTATAAGTAGAGGCATAATCCCATGAAGCAAAATGTAGGCCATTAGAACAAGTTTGCTCTCTGTTATTATCTACAGCTTGTCTAGGCATAGAAACAATTTGCCCAACACTATTATTCATAGTTTTAGTATAGTTATCTACTAACTTAAATTCTTTGTTAGAGTTTTCCAACCACGCTTTAAATCTTGCTTTCAATTCTCCACCAACAAATAAACCTTTAGCACCTCTACAATTACCTGCTTTATCAAAGTATAAGCCTGCAAATTCTTCAGGAGCTTCTGCTGTATGGTCTACTTTATTTACTTTCTTGTAAGATACAAAACAACCATCACTAGTAATAGGAAGTCCATTATGCTCCAAGAATAAATAAAGTTCTTCAATAGCTCTAAATTCAGGATTTAATTGACAATTTTCCCAGAACTTAATAAGAGCATCTATGGGCAACTCATCATCTAAGAAAGACATAATTCTCTTTTGTAGCACTTCAGGTAAAGGACGTTCTATTCCTTTAACAAATAGTTTACCTAAATCTTCTACATACTCTATACGTCCATCTACTTTATGTGCTACACGTTTATATGGAGTTAAGGCTATCCATAATTCTTCTAAATTCTCTGCACTTTCATCTTTTTGACATTCAGTCAATAATCTTATAATATAATTCCTATGGTCTTTAGATTTAATCTTTATTAACCTAGGAGTACCATTAATATTAATGGTAATTGTTTGTTCACTTGCAATGTAACTAATCATTGATTTCTTCTAATTTTAGTTGATTTATAGCTACTTCTTCTTTTAACTTACCTTTTTCTCGTAAATAATCTTTTACTAAAGGTAATGATTCTGCTGTTAACTCTACATACTTAAATAACTCTATACCTTTCATAAAGTTGTTATAATGATGAACAAGATTAATATCTCTATTATACCAACCATTCTTAAGTCCTATGTCTTTAAGTTCTTCTAATAAAGCATATGGAGGCATATAAGCATAAGGAATATTATTTAACTTATTCATTATGTTAGCATAATAAGGCCCCAATTTATTTATAAACCTACCGTGTCTTTGTAACTGAGCCTTTATAGCATTCTTATGTACAAAATCATTAAGAACTGATACAGTTACTATTTCTCTAACTACTGGGTGATCTTGCATAATTTCTTTAATATATACTGCACGCCTTTGTGTAAAATGTTTTAAATTAACTGCTGAAACAATATAAGCCTTAAATTTCTTACCAAGTAAATTATGACAACTAACCATAAAGTTTTCAAGATTTTCTTTATCTTCTTGTTTACCCACAAAAACATAATCTGCAAAATCTTTTTCAGTAAGTTTTATATCAGCCCTATTCCACTCATATTCATGGTCTACATATCTTGACCAATTCATAGATACAGCAGGATATACACCATTTAATCTTACATTAGCTACTTTACCTAATTTCCTCTGTTCTTTACGCCAAGTAAGAAACTCATCTCTCTTTTCACTAAGCTTAGGAAGAGCATCTACTTCTTTCATTACATCTTCACAGAAATACACAAGGTCAGCAACTAAATCTTGTTTAGGAGTTATTGAAGGTATATCTACCTTTATAGCTCTTGCATTCAACCCTAACCATTCTTGCATTTCTTTATCCCACACACCATCTTCTTGATATAATGTATAAAGATTAGTTTCATAATGATGACTATAGAAATTTGTAGACGAAGTATAAGCTCTACGAGAAGTAGTATTCCAATAGTTACTATTTATTTTATTAACTATCTGAGCATAATAACCTTCCTCTATCAACATAAAAGGCCTGTAGTTATTAAATACTACACCTGCAAAGTCAGACCATACAAAAATTTTATTATTATCATACTTATTAATTTGTACTTTAGGCTTAATCTGTTTCTCCAAAAGATTATTAAATTCTCTGAAAGTTGTACAGTTTTTAATAGATTCTATATATCCTTCTTTTAACTTTTCTTTTACTTTAGCAAACTTAGCTTTTAACAACTCTATAGTCTTTCCTGTATAGTCTAAATCTTCCCTTGATAAAGTAACTTTTACTTCACCTATGTTACATTTAACTACCACACCATCTAAATTACGTAGATTACTAAACTCTTCTAACTGAGGATTACGTAAATCTATGTTGTAAAGTATTTTACCATTAAGTAGACGTAAATCTTCACTTCTGTTAGTAAGAATAAAATCATCATCTTCGTATGTAACTTCTTTCTTTAAATCTACAGATAGATTCTTAGTTTCTATGTTACAGAATAATAATTGATTAGTAATAGCTTGCTCAAATAAATACTTATCTCTTTGTTTTACAGGTATAATAATTTCAGTACCATTTCCCCTTTCAGTTGGTTGCTGAAACATCAGAGTAATACTACCTAAATCATCTTCATCTATATAACAATTATATTGATACTCTGTACCATCATAATATGTTTTTACATAGTAACTATCTGTGTAACTAAACGCTGATTTTGAACCTATACCGAAGCCCCCAATAGACTGATTATCAGCTCTTTTAGTAGAACTAAGGTACTTACCAAATATGTTAGTTACTCTGTCAGGACTTAGACCTATACCAAAATCACGTACAATTAGCTGAGTATCAATGCCCATCAATTCTGATGCATCAACCCACTCTATTTCTACTTCTTTATCTACACCTGCTTCTATATGTGCATCTATAGCATTAGACACATATTCTCTAATAATAGTATATTCCTTATTCTGATATAAATTGTCTCTTAACATCTTAAACAATAATCCAAAATTATCAGAATCTATACTATACTTTATACTACTTAACTCACCTGATTTTACTACGTCTTTTTCTTCTTTATCAATTATCATTAATAACTCTTTTTAAACTATTATTAACCTCTTCTAATTCGTGTAAACCCAGTTTACTAATAGACCTTGCAATACCTTCTAACTGTTCTAAAATTTCATTTGTCTTGTTATTATCTTCTTCATATAAATCTTTCATAAAGAAGTGTAACTCTCTTTCTATGGCTGTTCTTGCAGGATTAACTTTACTACTTATCCTTTTAGATATAAGAGGCTTAACCATTATATCATCGTAGGCAAACAATAAAGCATTACTTAAAAACATACACTTAACAAGATTTTCTGTATCACTTAAGACTATCTCCGAATTCATATTTTAATACAGTAGAAACGTAAGTATGATATATATAAGCCCTTCTTTTATAAGCATCTAAATCTGATGCCCATACAGTAATATCTTTTATATCCTCAAACTCACAATCTGGTTTTAATTCATTCATTTTACCTTTTAAAAAGTCAGCCACATCTCTATAAGGCATTGTAGCCAACATATCTAAAGCTTGATAACCATATTCTTTGGTTACCATATCTTTAAGCTCCTGTTTTATCTCTATCATCTAACTAAATCTTTCTTATACCATTTACCTAAAATTGTACCGTTGTAACTATCTACTCTAAGGCAATCATTCTTTACTTGTACTTCTAATTCACAATAACTAAGATGTTTTTTATTATGGCAAAACATAAGAATTTCTCTTTTAAATTTGCTTTCTCCTTCTTCTTTTATTTGAGCAAGCAAAGGTAAACAAGACCCCCAATAGTTTTCCCAACCTGAAGACTTAGTAACAACTTTAAAGGTCTTTCTGGTTCCAGTTAGTTTCTTTTCTTTTGCGTTTATCTTAGTTCTTCTTTTAAAAACTAATACTTTTTTACCCCAATATTTCTTATTAGAAGATTTATGAGTTATACAATATACAAATCCTACTGCCCATTCTGGAATATCTTCAGATTTAAGAACCTTTCCTTTATAATACCAACTCATTATTTAAGTTTGCGTATATATTCTTTTACAATTCTACGAGCTGCTGTTACACCAGTAGAACCTTGAGCTAAAGTATCGTGATATACTTGTAACTTTTTCCAGAAAGTCAAAGTATAGCCCCTATATCTTGGATATAATAGTTCATCTAATGTTTCTACTTTTGCATAAGCAGGTATTTCCTGTACTTCTCCAACCATTTTAACAATCTTTTTGTATTTAGGGTGATTAATATTTAAAGCCCTGCCTACAGCACACTTATTGCCATTTTTGGCTAGGTATAAACAATATCCAGCTTTATGTATAGCACATTTAGAAGCATCTGAATAGTATTTTTCAGTTTCTTCCCATAGTTTTTGATATTCTTCTTTAGTTCTTTTCATTTATCAAGTTATATATCATTTCAAATCCTTTTTCTTTATATTTTTTTACTAAATCTGATGGATCTTTAGGTTCATTTTCAGGATTACAAATAAACTCTACCCCATAACCTTCTGATTGTCTTTTTGCAAATTTTATCCCTTCTTCATCATTATTCAAGTAAAGTAATACTTTTGTAAATCTCTGTTTTAACTCTTCTATCTTATCTTCTTTTATGTATGTATTCTCTGAAGAGGGAGCAATACTTACATATCCTAACTTACTTAATATAATCCTATCTTTCCTAGAGCTTGTTATTATCAGTAAATCTCCTTTTGCAGGTAATTTATTATACCCATCAATACATTCACTATTCCAATTCATGCGCCACTTATTATACTTAGTAGCTTTTGGTATATATATCTTCTTTTTATCATTAAAGTAATAACAATACGCTAAATTATTATACTTAGAAAGATAATTGTAATATACATACCCATCAATCAAACATTGTTGTATTGGCAAAGTATCTTCTAATTCCCCTATTGTAATTAAATATTGACCCCAAAAGTCTATATCCTGTTGATTAAACTCACGAGTAGTTACTTCAATAGATACAGGTAATTTAGGTGCAGGAGAAATTCTTGTTCCAGTAATAATTGGCTGCTTTATTACTTTCATAGGAGGCTCTCCTGCTAATCCTAAATTAATATCAACATTAATTTGAGCTAATGCCTGATAATAATTCAACCCAAGTAATTTCATTACAAAGTTTACACAATCCATTTGTGGCCCATCACCAAAATCTTTACATCTTAATCCACTTTGTGTATTTGTAATAACAAAACTAGGGTCTGTATCTCTTCTCCAAGGACTTCTATACTTTCTATCTAATACAAATCTACCAAAGTAATTCAGGAATATATCATATTCTGTTACTTTGCTAAATACATTCTCTCTTGTTAGTTCTTCCTTGAATATGAACATTCTTTAAAATAAAAGAGGGGTACAGATTTCTCCATACCCCCTTTAGGTTAAGTTAATTAAAATGGTGAAGTAGCATCAGCAGGTGTAGCTGTTTCTTCTCCTTCTTTCTTAGGTTTGTAGTTATCAAACACTTGTTGTAATTCTACAAGTTGTGCTTGTTCTTTTGCTGACCAAGAAAGTTCTTCTTCTGTTTGTGCCGCAAAACCACCAAAAGGTAGGTTAGGGAATACAGTACCTTTGTCTGTATTTAGTTTACCAAACACACGTAGGTAAGCACTTTGACCTACAGTACTTTCCAAAGTAGCTACAAGTTGCTCATAAGTCATTTGTGTTTCAAATGGTTTACGAAGAAACTGGCTTAAGAAATGTTTAATACGAGGTAAAGCTGCTTGAGTTATGAAGAATGACTCACGAAGGTTACCACTTGCAGATGTAAAAGAAATATTTGCTACATCTTTTGCTGAATCCCCTGTACCTACTTCTTTAATTTCTACTTTTTCAACTGTAAACTTGTCAATAGTACCTGGACGTGCTAATGTTGAACCTTGTGAAGCTACTGCTTCTGTTGCTGTGCTAAAATCTAAAACTTTGCTCATTTGTTAATTGTTTTTAATTGTTTTTGTTAATTTGAAAAATTCTATTCTTGTGTACTGACTATTCTTAATAATCGTTAATAATGATATTGGTTCACCTTTTCTAAATATATCTAATTCTAACAAGTTAAAATTAAACTTTTTTTGACTGGTAAAAGGCCAATCAGTAATAGTAAAAGATATAATAGTAAATATCCATCTACTAGTACCAAACTTAAAATCTAATCCTACTTTATTCATTGTAAATTGTTTTTAGTTGTAATACTCTTCCAACTGTTTACGTACATAGCCCAAATCATTAGGAATAAACTTCTCTGTAAACATACCTACAGGTGATTTACAGGTACTTTCTCCATCTGTTTGAGTCATAAACTGATACTTCATTTTACCTGTCTTAAAATCCTCTAAAATAGGCTTAGTGTAAAGGATAGTAGTAAATAATCCGTCAAGGTAAATAGTGTTGTCAAGCATTTTTCCATTTGTTTTTATCTTAAGCTTGCCATCTTCACCCCTCTCTTGATGAAATAAACAAAATACATAAACATGGTCAGGTAGTTTACGTAATTTATCTAATATTTTCCACATTTTAGAAGCTACTTCTGTGAATTTTTCATAGCCCTTATCCTTTGCTTTTGCCATCATATCGAAGGCTGTTAAATAGTTGGAATCATCCAAAACGTAATTAACTATATCCTTACGATTTGTAGCACAATAGTCTATTAGTTTAAGGATTTCATCCATATTATCACCTTGGTAATAATTACCTCCTTCAGATATTTTCTTATCTTTTGGATACATCTTATTAGCTCCTTTTGCAGGAATTGGTTTTGCTGATACATTAATATAAAGTGTATCAGAAGGATTTAGCCCAATTATACCTATTGTTTCATTTGGAAATATACTTGTTGTTTTACCATCACCCGATGAGCCTACTACACCTGTTAAATTTGACATTATTGAATAAAGTTTACAAAGTTAATTAATTTACCTTTAAGAAATTGAATCTCTTCATCTGTCCAAATAGATGTTTCTACTAACTGATTTTGACCTTTCTCGCCTTTCATCCAATACTTAAGTTTAATACCTAATGTAGTATTAAGTACATCTACTGCTGTTAAAAGGTTTTCAGGTGTTTTTACGTTAGTAAACTTATCCAAACTTGGATCAAATTTTACTTTTTCCTGTACAGGAGTTTCTGATTGTTCTTCTACTTTTTTGTCTTCCATTTTTAATTGTTATTTAATTTATAATAATTTAATTTCATTTACTACTTCTAATATTTCTACAGAATCTATTGTATGAATACCAAATTCATTGTCAGGTACATATTTATCAAATATATTTACTTGTTCTTGGGTTAATAAACCAGTTTCAACATATAACTTTTCTGGAGATTTTTCATTTATTAGTTCGCCAGTTTCCCAATTATGCCTATACTCATTCCAATTTTTATTTCTATCCTCATTAAGTTTAGCTTTTCTTAATTGTAATTGTTTTATAACTGGTTTTATAAGTTCTAATTCAGTATCTGTAATTTCTGACTTATTAGTTATATAATCCCCGTCATTTTCATCTGCTGTAACTATAATATATTTTTTCATTTTATTTGTTTTTAATAAAGAATTTCTAAAATTAATCGTTGTACCATTGAAATAAATTTACCCATTCTTTTAGATTTAAGATTATTTTATTTTATCCATTTCTATAAAAGTACTTGAAGCCCCATCAAACTTTAGAGGAACATAAACATTAGCTAACCCATAGTGCCTGTCTTTTAAGAATTTTAAAGACCTGTACTTATCGCCTAGTTTAGTAATATCATAGCCCCTATGTTCTTTTAAACCGTATCTATCAGGTGCAAATATACCTAAAACTAAATCAGCATCTCTTTGAGTCTCTTTATTATTACCTAAGCCATCTAAAGAAGGTTCTAGTTTTTCAACTATAACTTCTCCTTTATAATACTCTGTTTTTTCTTTTGCTGCTTCTTGCTGTTGTAATATAACTGCTACACAATTATACCTTTTACAAAAACCTTTAAGAACATATTCTTTACTAAAGTAACTCATAGCTTCCCAATGGCTCTGTTTTACTCCGCCTATGGTATCAGGGATAAGAAGATTTATCTGGTCAACAACTACAAAATAATAAGTATCAGGAAAGTTATGCTTATAGCCTATTGTAATAGATTTACCATCTTTATCTAACTTTGTAATGTTTGTACCAATAGCAGGGTTTTCAAAATACTCACGTACATGTTTGTAAATTCCAAATCCATTAGATATGTAATCTATCACTTCTACATGTTCTTCTATCTCATCTACTAGTTTCTCACATTCTAATACTTTAGCTTCCACATCATCAGATATAGTATGTTCACCTTTAGATTTTAGTTCAGGTACAGAAATAGATATATTATACTTTTGATACAGTAGCATAGATAAAAAAGAAAGCCAAAAGTCTTCTTCAGTTTCTTCTAATGCAAAGTATTTAACCTTTACTTTAACTTCAGGATTAAGTTTGATAAACCTAAATACACTCATAATAGTCATAAACTTGGCAAACTTGGTTTTACCTATACCGCTTGATGCTGTTATAATAGTATACATACCTTTATCCCAACCTGGATATACTTTAGCTAATCTAGGAAAAGGTGGAGTAATTGTAGTTACTTTACCTTCTTTTTTTAATTGTTTATTCTTTTGTATTGTACCATAAATCTTCTTAAATATCTTTCCCATAGTCAAACGTATCTTTCTCTTCTACTACCAAATCATCTAAATACTTCTCATAAGTCCTCTGATTAAGCCAAGTCTTTACATCTTGCATATAACTTAAACTGTTACCTGCTCTCCTATAATCTAATTCTCTATCTAAAGCAGCTATAATAGTGTCTTTATCAGCAGGAAGCTTTTCAAACTTCTTTCTACATTCTTCAGCTTCTTTGGTATCTAAACCTTTTGATTTAAGTATTCTATAACCTGGCCCTCTGCCATTAGGTACTTTAATGGGATATTTAGTCCAAAATAAAGCAAACTTATCTCCTTTATCAAAGAATAAATCTAAAGCCTTCTCTCTAAGGACTATTCCTTCAGAAAGTACCTTTATATAGCCTTTTTCTTCTAATCTACTACTAGACCAATCTAATACATATCCTTCTGTTTCTTGATTATTTGCCCGTAAAAAGAGATAACAATAATCATCAGGACTTATTCCTAAGTCTCTTACTTTAAATAATATCTCCATTATAACTTTATATTTAAAAGCCTTTCTAACAATTTTTTATTAAATTCTTTTTTACTTTTTTCATAAGCCTCATCATCTTTATAAAAATGTTTTGCTTCTAGTAAACAAGGAACTCCCTCTTCATTGTAGTAATACCAAGTTTCTAAAGGTATATCTAAAGATTTAACAGTAACTTCTGAAGTATTCCATGAATTATAACAAGTTCCTAATTTATATCTTATTATATTATCTTTTACTTCTTTTTCTATCTTATGTAACTTATAATGCGGCCCTACCCTAGTAAATCCCCAGCATTTTTGCACAATAGAACCTTCATATACATCATTACCTAATCTATCTTTACCTACAAAGTCCATCTAAAATAAATCTTTTTTCTTTTTAAGCAAATCTTTGAAATAAAACTTACCTATATTAAATCCTACGTAAACACCAGGTATCTTATCATACCTCTTTAAGTATTCCACATAAAAACCACCTTCGTCTTTACCTATTTTGTATATCCAGTGATTCCATTCTTTAAGAATCAAATATACAAAAATTGTTCCTATTATCCAACTCATACAATCAATTTATCTAATTCCTCTAACATTTCTTTTGACTTGATTCCCAATGCTTTATTAGTTAAAAACAAGTTTTCATATTGTTGCCAACAATGGTCAGCAAGACAATGTGACTTATTTATTAATTTCATCATCTGACTGTTGTTTGTAACATGTTTACTCAAAATATGATTATTAACTAAAGTCATTCTTGGAATAACTCCTCTTTTTACTAATAAAGCTCTGTAAAGCCAAACGTATTGTTGCCTTACTTGTACTATATCTCTTTTCCTTGAAGATGATTTTAAAGTGTCAACAGAAACATTATTCTTCTCACATACAAACTTTAATACAGTATTGGCATTTATATACCCTGTTTTTGTACCATACTTAAAGGACTGCTTATAAATATCTTCTAACCCCGCATATATCTCTGCTTTCATACTATAATCTATCGTATATTAATCTTAAATCTTCTTGTTCTTCTTCTAATGTAGGTTCCAATACAAATTGTAATTGCTCCTTTGTTACCTCTACTTTAAATTCTTCTTTAAAATAAGAGACCAGAGCATCTAAATCATTAGTTATCTCTGGTCTCCTTAAACTTGCTAATGCATGATAAGCTAAGATTTCTTCTCTTTGCATAAATTATTCGCTCAACCATTTAAATAATTCTTTAGATGTGTCAAATTCATATACTGTAAAACCTAGATTAATAAATTCAGTTAATACTCCTTCAAGATTTTTAGTACAATCAGTAAAATAGCTATTACCTTGTGTAAGGTGGTCTGGACAAAGGGCTATGAAGTTGTTTGAATCATACTCAGATTGAGATATAAAAGCTTTATCCCCGCTATCTTCAATTCCATAATATTTTAATACAGAAACTTTTGATACTGACGTTTGTTTTGAAATTTTTCTTATTACTACTTCTTTCATATTATTTAGAATATTTTGCTCTTGTTTTATCCCAAAAATATAATAATTGTTCAGGAGAGTATAAATTAGTCTTGTTATTTACTAGTAAAGCAGCAGTTTCTTCAAATATTTTTTTATATTTATCTCGATCTTCCGTTACTTCTTTTAATTTTTGTTCTATATCCATTTTAACTTGTGTTTAGGTACTTGTGCAAGGGCTGACTCAAGCCACACTACATCTTGAGTATCTTTAGCTACTGTAATATAAATCTGTGCTTTCTTATCTCCTTCTAAGTTACAAGTTCTAAGTATTTTTTGAATCTGTAATTCTTCATTGGATTGTATTTGATGAACAACTGCGTGCTTTAAAGAGGCAAAAGTCTGGCCCATAGATAGCATACCAATACAGCTTAATTTATTTACTTTCTTCTTTTGAAATAACTCAAGACTACCTTCTTTAGATTTACTATGATAAGAATGTTTACAAAGTTTATCAGCTACTTCAGTTAGTGTAGTAAATACTAATACTCTCTTTAAAGGCTTTATAAGGCTCTGTGCTGCCTTTAATTTACTTTCTAATCTGTAGATATACTGTGCTCTTTTTAATGCAGCATTGTTCTTTACATGAATGTATTTAGCATCAGAGAAAGATAACATCTTAAAGTATTCAAAAGTCTTAGTAAGTTTATTGTAAGCTGTTCTTTCTTCAGGATTAAGTGTAACTTCTTTTATGAATATTTCATAATCTGAAATTATACCATCTTCTATAGCACTTTCAATTCCATACCTATAAATTACTTTTAACCCTAATTCATACTTAAGCTTTTGTAAAGTTTTAACAGACATTGTACCACTAAGACCTAATATACGTTTAGGCTTCTTTTGTTTTATAATCTTAATCTGATTCTCGCTCAACATCTGCACTTCGTCACAAATAAGTAAATCTAAGTCAGAAGGTAGTAATTCTAAGCTGCGTTGGTTTAATAATATTGGAGTAAACCCCAAGTTCCATTTAGCTATTTCAGATTGCCAAGCATCATTTATAGTATTGTAAGGAAATATTACTGCAATAGATTTATCTTCTTTACCTCGTATAGCTTCTATTCCAACAAAGGTCTTACCAACCCTTGGTGAAATGTCTACCAACCCATACCAATTATTATCTCTAATTGCCTGAACAGCTTCTGCTTGAATTTTATTCCTCATATTGTACACTACAGTGTTTTGTCTTGTTTTGTAATACTTTTCTAGTTCCTTTAATAAAGCCTTCTTTTAACTTACCTTCAAATAGATTACCTAAAATAGCATTTACTACTTCAAGTATTGGTGTGATAGCTTTAGTATTAGCTATGCTAGCGCTAACAACTACTTCCCAATCTTTAGGTATACTGCCATGATTAGAATGTGATATTCGTGGTATTTTTAAACCTCTCTTAATACTAACACTAGGTGTAGTATAAACATCTATTTCATTATCATACCAATCTATTTCATTAAAATGTACTCCCAACCACAATAGTTTCTTAGTTTTTATACTTTTCCAAGTAGTGCTTACTTCCTCTACAAGTTTCTTTTCATTAACATATAAAGGACTTTTACGTTCAGCACCACTAAAATCTGAATACATTTCTATAACTAGTTCTTGACTGTCTATTCGTGTAATAGAAATACACAAACTATCTTGTTTAAATAGATTCTTCATCATCTTTTACTTTTTCTTTTTTATACTCAAATCGTGTTGCTTCTATCCAGTTGTCACATTCACTATCTTTTCCATGTGATTTTTTAAATAGCTTTACAGAAGGAACAACTAAAGGCTTTTCCTTTAGTACTTCACATAGTGTTCTTGTATCTCTTATATTTGCCATTATTCAGATAATTGTGTTTCTAATTCTTCATACTTTGCTTTATAATACTCTACATCAGCTAAAGCTTTATTATATTCTTTTTCATAATATTCAGCAGTATCATTAGCTTCTTTAAGTTCATCAAATAAACCATTGCCCCAACTTCTTAAATCATCGTGTATTTCTCTGGCTTTTTCTATTGGACTCTTTTTAGAATGGTAACAATCAAAAAGATATTCTAATGCTGTATTATCTTTATCTATATAAGTTTCAGCTTTCTGAATATTATCAATAACTTCATCTAAGAATGGACAACTATGTGGTATATTACTATTATCTTTAGCCATTAAAATAAGGTTAATTGATTATGTTTTTCACTTCTTTCTACAGCATTAACTATTTTTCTTACTCTTTCAATATAATATTCATAGTTAATATTATAATTTTCTTTTTCTTCAAATTTATTAAAGTAAGTAAGATTGTAACCTTTCTCTAAATTAAGAATTTTACCTTTTTTAACAGTACCTTTTTCAGTTTGAACATCTTTATTATAAATCTTTTTAATAGTAGTTAAATGTTTAGAAACATAATATCTTACTACTTTTTCTTTAATCTGAGTAGACTTTATTTGCCCATCTTCATAATAATATAATAAAATATCTAAGAAATCTTTAGATTTAACACCTATACAAAAATCAAATATATTTTTATGTTTTCTAATAAAATCTATATAGTTTGTACAATTAACAAAATATTCTTTCAAAGCTAAAGGAACTATTCTTGCTGAATTATTCTTATTAATTTCTTTATCTATTTCCCAATCTCCTTTGTATTTAACTTCCCCATCGGTTTTAACAGCTAAATAATCATTTACTGTAGATTGACAAAATTTACTATAATATGTATATTCTAAAGTATGTTTAGTAATTTCTTCCCATTCTTTACATATACTTAAATATACTTCTTTCTGCTCTTTAGTAACTACACATAAAATACCATCTGTATTAGCTGAAATTACTTGAATACCATTATCTAAAAATCTTTCACATAACATTAATAAACATAGCTGATTATTAATTGTAACTTTCATAGTTACTAATGGATCATATAAATAACTATATTGACTATTAGTTTGACCATAAGCACCATTTAATGATAATTTAAGAGCTTCGTTAACTGATTTATAAGATTTATCTGTTTTAGATAGTTTTTTAGCTTCTGTACGTTGATTATAGATTTCTTTATAACCTAATAAAAAATCTATCCCTAAATGAGCAGGGTATAAACCTCTTTCAATAATACTTCTTGGGTACATTGATGTACAATCACAATCAATAAGTTCTGTATTTTCTGTAGCTATAAATTGTCTTGCGCTATCTTCTGAATGTAAACCACCATAACCAAAAACTATAGTTAACCCTTTATAATTTAAAGTAAAATCTTTTTCTTCTTTAATTTTTTGAGGATTAATTACTACTGTGTTTAAATGAGTTAAAAATCTTTGTAATAATTCAGAATTAAATTTTATATAAGGTTCTATACAATTTTTAATAGCTATAGATTTTCTATAAGTTCTTAATTTTTTAACTTCCCATTTATCTCTTTTACTAATTTCAATATATTTATTAAACCCTATTTCTGTACCTATTTTAACATCACTATAATTTAAACATTCTATACCATATTTAGATTGAATATCTTTCCTAAATTGTATTTTATCTACGCCTTGATATACTGGATGTTCAGTTTTACCTTTTGTTAACCAATAAAAATCTAAAGTAGCTTCACAATCATTAAAACAATATTCTACTAATGGTTCAACTTCTTCAGGTTTAATTAAACTATTGGGTTCTATTGGTAAACTTTGTATGTTTAACATATTCATACTAAACTCAACCCATTTTAAAGATGTAGCTCTATTTTTATTATCATAATGATGAACTTTAAATAAATCTAAATTTAGTATAAGAGGTTTTTCTGGATAAAAATCATCTTGGAAAGTCTTTTGTCCAGCATCATAAATTTGTTCTATAGTAGCTGTAGGATTTTTCATTATAAAATTTAATACTTGACTATCAAATTTTAAACTGTTAAAACCAATTAAAGCTGTTATAGATTTTATAAATTCTAATAATTCTGGTATTTGATTTATGTAATGGGTTATTTCTCCTTCTTTATTTCTATCTTCAAATAATACAAAAAAATGTTTTACTCTATCTAATCCTATAAAATTAATACAGAAGAAGTTCTTGTATAGCTCAACATCGTATACCTTAATCATATTAACTCATTTTTTGTATACAAGTAAAACAAACATAACATTTTTCAGTAGTATTTCTAAATTCCATTGTAATACTATCTACAAATATTTTATTTCCTAAATTAATTTCATCAAATCTTCTTTTACAAAAACCGCATTGGTAAGGCTTTAAAACAACTCCAAGATGTTCTTCAGTATTCTTATCCCAATCCTTTAATAAAGCCTCTCTAAGGGCTTGTATTTGCTTTATAATCAATAATTCTGATGGTGTAAAACTAGACATATTGAATACTAATCCAGATACTCTAGCTTTAGACCAATTTCTTTCTCTTGCTTTGTTCATTATAAATCATCGTTTAATCTATCAATAGACCTCTGAAATAGATTATAAACAGTTCCTGCATTGTAAACATGTTTTAACTTATTTTTAATTAGTACTTTTAAATCCTCCATAGGAGTATCATGTGCTATACATTCTTTGATAGCATTCATTATTTCATTTGTTGTTTCTTCTATCATAATCTTTTAGTTTACTACGTGGGCTTTCATTTGTCGTATTTAATCATCATTATTATTCCAACCACAAAGCCAATAATAGCTAACCCGCTAAGTACAAATAGTATTAAAGCGGAAAGAGTATCGGTTAGTTGTGTGCCTATTGCAGCAAGTATGCCGCCAATGATTGCTAAGATAAATACTTTAGCCCATAGTGATTTTTTTATCCAGTTAATCATTTTTACAATTGTTTAAGTGTATCACGTATTAATTGGGCGGCCCGTTCTGCTTGGTATTTAGTTAGTGTTTCATCAATATAATTTACTTATATTTTATTATCTTTTGTGTTGTGTGCAAATGGTAATATTTCAATGTTCCACCGTTCCTTTTGCTCTACTTCTTTAGGTGTGGTTTGGGCTAAGTAGGCTTCACGGGTGGAGGGTTTGAATGTTTGTTCCCAAGGGTATATAGAACTTAATGCCGTTGGGTAAATATCCCTTTTTGCACCTCTATCATCTATTGGGCAAGGAAAGTTGTAAACTTTACCGACTGTAAATCCGCTATACTTTTTTACACACTCCACATACTCCACCTCATTATCAGGCTGCTCATCGGGAAACATTGCCTTGTAAAGCCTATCGACTTGGTTTTTAATTGTGGCTATCAGTTCTTTGTCTTCGGGTGTTAGGGTGTTGCTCATATTAGTTATTTTGGTTGTTATTTAAATGTTTAAACCCTTTATACCAAGAGTTGTGCGCTGATTTAAAGAAAAATAGAAATCTGTTTCCGTAATATAAAGTGCCGTTGTATAGAAATTCTCCAAAAATACGCAGGTCGGCTTTCCTATTTTTGTCTACCCTTTCAGTCCAAATGTTGAACCTATCGGCATATATACGTGCCTTTACATTCTCGCTAATTTCTTTTACTTTCTCTACTAATTTTAGGTTGATGTTGCTCATGGCTGTATTGATTGATTTTTCTGTGTTCTCCATGCTATTGGTTTTGGATTTTTGTTGTATATTTTTCTACGCTTTTTATGTAGTCTTTTAAGTCTTCAATTTCAGCCCTTATAGCCTTGCTCTCTGCCTGTAAACGCTCGGTTTCTTCGTTAAATAGGGCGTATATTTCTTTTACTCCTTGCTCGTTATCTGAAATGTTCCATACGATTTCTTCAATACGATTTAGAACTTCGGATTTCTTTTCCATTGGTTGTTTTATTTAGAGTGGATATATTAGCGTGGCACTTCTTTTTGTTTTCTACATTTTTCGCAAATATAGTAATCGGCAATATAGCCTATTGACCACCTTGTTACACTTGATTTAATCCAAATATGCTTGCACAATAACTGCTTAAAAAATCTTTTCATATTTTTGTTATTTAATAGTTAGTAATAATGGTTTTAACTTATAGTTTATTAAATATTTCGTAGAGTTCGGCTAAATCCTTTTGCTCTTTGGTAATGCTGTGCTTAAACACTAATTTTTTATAGTGCTTTGTGCGTTTCCATAATGAGCCGTCCAACCATGTATAAAAAGCTACCGACTGCTCTTGCATAGCGGATAGAATTTTAGCTTCTCCATGATATGGTTCTTCTGAAAAGTCTACCCAAATACCACCTGCGGTTTTTTCTAAATTTTGTTTATCCTTTGTCATAGTTAGGGGGTTACTTTCTTTTTAACTTCTCTAATTCCTTTTTAATAAATATATTAACCATAAACATATAAATATAAAAATAACTTTCCATAAAATAGAAGTAATCTTATTTAAATAAATTTCATGTTTCTTTCTCTCGTAATTAAATGTATTTAGTACATAATAATTATGATATGAACCTATAGCTATTAAAATAACTATTAAAGCAAATGTAAGTATTAATAATATTTCCATAATTTATTCTTTAAATATATTAGGTTCATCAAAAAATGGTCTATAAGCCATTAGTATAGTAGTAGTAACTTCATACTCTTCACCATATTCTCCAGATTCTTTTAATTTATTTATAGTAATTTCATTTTCTTTTTGTCTTCTTTCACTTTCTTTATTTATAGCTTCTTGATCATTACAATCAATATCTTTATCAAAAGCATAAGATAACCAACCTTTAGCAGCTTTATATTGTTCTATACTATTGGTTTCAGAAGTATCTCCTTGAGAATTACCAAGAAAAGCATAAATATTAAGTAAATCAGTTATACCTTTTTTATGCTTGGTTATGTATTTATATTCTTTTAATTTCATAGTTTTAAAATAAAAAAAACTTCTATAATACATCTTACAGAAGTTAACCACATTTGCTCCAATTTTACATGTGACAGGTAAAGAACGGTAAAAGATGTATCCTGTTAGCTACCAAAGAATCTAAGCTGGATTAGATTGTAAGAATTTATATTCTTGTGTTGCAGCTTTTCTTTGATTATTTTTTATTTATGTAATATTAAGTAATTTATAGCATTTTGTAAGTTTAATATATTATCATTAAACATTCCTAATCCTGAATTACATTTTTTACATAAAATACCTCTAATTTTATTTGTTTTATGGCAATGATCTATTGCTTCATTATTAATATTTAATGAAATATTACAAATATAACATAAACCATTTTGCTTACTATACATTTCATTATATTGAATTTCAGTAATACCATATAAGCATTTTCTTTTATGAATTCTTTGTAATTTTATAGAATCTTTTTTATTAAGAGATCTATTTAATTGATAACAATTTAAACTACAAAATTTTTCATTTCCTCTTAATAATTTGGCAGATAAAGTTTCAAATTTATTTTTACAATTAAAACAAGTAGTTACAACTCTTTTACCTCTATTATTTTTATATTTTATTATCATATTGCAAAAATACTAAAATATTTATAGTCTTCCTACTAGGATTCCAACCTAGACAAGCTTTCGTCTTCCCATTAGAAGTGGGATGTTTTATGCAATTAAACTATAGGAAGTTAATACACTTTCTTAAAATACCCTAGAGTGAAAGTGTTAAATATCTCCGTAATCCTACTAACTAGTCTTCAGATTATACAAATAGTGAGCATTGTTAAGAGGCTTATGGGGTAATATTATAATTGTATAACAATTTTATAATCATTTTTCTTTAAATCAGAATAGTTAAATACTAAATCTCCAAATTCAGGTGGATATTCTCTATCTGCTTTAAGTTGTTTATCTTCTAAGTACAACCTTGATATACCTTTCCATTCAGATTTATGTCCTTTCCAAACTCCATAATTTAACTTTTCAAGTCTACTACAAAGTTCTTCATATTCTTTCCAAGATTCAGTTTTAATTATTATTATTTGTTCCATACAATTATTCTATTTCTTGTTCAGAATGTTGAGTTTTATTTAATTTAGTCCAATTCTTTTTAGCAATATCTGAAGTTCTAACAGATTGTTTATTATGTCTTATAGTATCTCTAAGAGCTAAATTATGTAGAAAATTTGGTCTTGCTAATTTTGGATAATACCATTTATTTATAAAATTATCAAATATAAACTCATAAGTCGATTGTTTATTAAAACCCCAAATATAATGAAAATTAGTATAGTCTTTTTTAGTAAGTTTAATATTACCACTAATTGTATATTGAACTATATAATCTTCTCTTATTTTTTTAAGTAACCAGGTTTTCATAAAATAGAATTTAATAATTTGTCCAATTTACTTTCTAATGTAGCATCAAAGTTAATTATATAATCTTATTTAATCAATAATTCATCATACTCTGGTGGATTATTATCAGTTAACTTATTTTTTATTTCTATTATTATCAGTTCATCTTCTTCTTGAGAAAAATTTAATAATGATTTATATTCACTTTCAAATCTCAAATCAGAAATAATAGCTACTTGCTCAACAGCTTTATAATCCCAGAAATTACCTAAATTTATCAAAAGCTCTTCTGCAAATACATTAAAACTAAAAGCAAATTTAATAGCATCTGCTAATAATTCTAAATTATGCCTATATAAATCTTTTTGCATTCTATTTTCCCAATCTACAGGAGTAGCATATAACTCTGTAGCTATCTTTTTTAAAGGTTCAGCAAAAGATAATACTTTATTACTTATTCCTTTTTCATCTAATTTCTTAGCTAACATAGCTGCTACAGTGGATTTTCCACTACTATTTTTACCTTTTATAGCTATTATTTTCATTTCTTGCAATTTTACAAATTAATTCTTGATTATCTCTTCTTAATTTTTGAATAGACTTATCTTTATTTCTACTTTGTTCTTTAAGAGTTAAATACTTATGTAATCCTAATTTAGGATCTTTTAATAAATGTATTACTTCATCTCTTTCAGAAGTAACAATTCCTAATTCAATCTCTTTTTTAGATAACTTTTCTTTTAGTTCTTTTATCTCTCTTTGAGCAAATAATAACTTTTGAAAATCATCTAATCCTTCTAAAGGTATAATTGGTTCTTGCATGATTGCTTATATAAAAAACAACAGAATACCTAACTGTTGTTGTACTAAATTCACATTTATCTAATTAATTTTTTGGTATTTTTAATCTATGTTACAAACATCTAAATTAGTTGTGTATTTATTTTTATTATACATTCTTTTTAATGCACTTCTATTATTTAACACAGAATGCACATAATATCTATGCCCAAAAGGTTTATAGTAATTATATCTAAAGGCTTCTCCTTTATCTAATACTGTAAACATTCTTTCTTTCATCACTTTAAGAAAAGCAGTGTGGTAAGCTCTTATTCTATCTCTTTTGTATCTTTGTAGTTTCATAGGATAAAGATAAAGAAAAAGCAGGTTAGTTACCATCTAATCAACAAAGTGTAACTATTACAACTGATGTGTTCTAAGGTTATACAATAAATTAGCTAACCTGCTTTATTCTTGGGTTAAGTATTAAAACCTTTCATTTAAAATTGCTACAGCAAAATCTAAACCTGCTTGTTTAGCTTCAACAGTTTGAACTGCTTCAAGTTCTGATTTTATATCATAAGGAACAGCACATTGAGCTTTAATTAAATCTTTTTTAGCATTTGCTAAGTCCAACTTTGTTTGGGCTATTGATAGTTCCAAGTGAGATTTTGCTTCTTGTTCTTTCAAGTCCAATTCCTCTTGTTCTACTTGGCTCTGAGATTTGTTGATTAAATCCCTGTACTTTAGAGATTCCGTTGTTTTCTTTACTGATTGTTTCTTTGTTGTTGACATTGTTTGTTTGTTTTTTATTATTAATATTAATTCCTAAATCTTGTGGATAAATTTCTTTGTAAGATGATGAATTTGATGCTATAATTGAATTATCATTACATATTCTTAAATATTTATCAGTATATCGTAGATAATGCCTTTGTCCACCAGCCCAAGTAAACCCTAACTCAAATAGCTTTTCTTGTACTAATCTACTTAATTCTTCTGATTCACTAACATCTATTTTAGTGCTATAGAAATCTTCTTTTTTAAATTGTTGAGATTTATTAACTATAATATATGTTTTTTCTTTTACCATTTCAGTAAAATATGATATACTCCAAGTTCCTTGAGAAGAGCCATTAATACTATCTTTTTTTATAACAACTTGTGAACCCTGAATAGTTATATAGTATCTACTTTCAGGAAAAGATTTATGATAGCATTTATCACCAACTTTAAAAGGTAATTCTTCTTGTTGAGTAGAATTTACTAGTCTAGCAAATTTGCCTTTAGCATAAAGAAATCCTCCTAAAGTATCTCCCCCAACTATGTTATTATGTCTAACTTCTAATTTAGTATTTGACAATATAGTTTCCTCTCTCCAAGGACTGCCATGATCATAAATAGTGATACATCTAGTATTGGTAGGATATAGCTGTTTACAAACATCTAAAATCTGATCAATAGTATAGTTATTATCTTTTACATATTGCTCTACCTCTTCAATAGTTACAGATCTTACGCATTTTAAATAAGTCCAATTTTTACTGGTTGCATAAAGACTGTTACCATTAATCTTAACAATTTTCCAAGGTTTTTTATGATAACCTAATCTATCGTGATCCCAACCTATTACAAAATCTCCTTCCTTATATTCCATATTAGAAATATTAAAGGGGAGTAACATTTAGCTACTCCCCTATAGTTAATAACTAAGCTTTTGCAGCTTCAGAATTAGAAGCTTTCTCAATTACAGCTTGAGTTTCTTTAAAGAAAGTAACTTCAGCTTGTTTAGCTTCAATCTGTTCTTTTAGTTTCTCAATTATTTGCATTTGAGCTTGTACTGCTCTAACATAAGTAGGGCAGTAACCTTCTGCACCTTCTGTAGCATTGACCCTATCAAGGTCTACATTTAATACTACTTCATTTAAACGTTCAGTTTCGTCTACTATTTTCTCATTTAGAGTTTCAATCTCATCTTCACGCATTGAGATTTGTTTCTTGAAATATTTATCAAGCTTACCTTCAAAACGGATTAATTTTGCTTCATCTCCACCTTTAAGAAATGCTAATACACGAGTTGCTAATGATTTTGCCATTGTTTTTAATTTTTAATTGTTTGTTAAATTGTTATTTTTGATTTTTTATTTGTTTTTACTTTTAAATTTAATTCTAATTTTTGATTAAATGGTTTAGAAAGATATTCTTGTTCATTAAATAGATATTCTTTCTTTTTAGGTTTTACAAAGTTAACACAATCTTCTGGAAGTAAAGGATTATTTTTATGTAAATTTTCTAATACTTTTTTAGAAGAACTTACAATCTTTGCATATTTTCCACCTTGTCGTGCTGTATATAAAAATCCATTAGTACTATGAGTTCCTACAGCATCATTATCAAATATTTGAATTGTTCCTTCTAATATAGATTCACCAGAATAATAATCTCCATTTACTTTAACGGGAATAATAGTATCTCCTTCTTTATACTTGAGTTTACAATAAGCTAATATTTCCTCAATACTTGCATTAGAACTAGGTTCTGGAGTTGGATCCATTCCTAATATATAACCAGTTTTGCTGTATTCTTCTAAAGGATTATAACCTTGAGCTTTAGCTATTTCTTGTAGAGTTGCTTTACGTATATCTTTTATACCAGTAGATTCATTATCAGAAGGACAAACATACATGCTTGATAAAAAAGAAACTATTTGCCAAGCTTTAGTTTTAAATTCTTTGTAATTAGAATGCCAACCTATAACCCAATCACCTACTTTAAATTCTTCAGAATTAGATTCTTGTATTATATCAGCCCATTTACCATCACAATAAACCATTCTATTATAATTTGTTTTTCCATATTTTGACTGACGATTTGAATCAAACACACTCCCTTCATCAGTTAAAACATGTATTGCATCATTACTTAGTTCAAATTTTGTATTAGTCACAATACAATATTCTGATTTTTGATTTAAATGAGCAGGATAAAACTTAGTACCAATTGGATACCTTCTTTTAGCTTCAGTAATTAATGGGTTTTCCATACTATTAGTATTTATTTTATCTACATGACCTTCAGGTAAATATTGTTGAATTAAAGAAATATCTATTTTTTCATATTTATAAGTGCCTATTAATCCTAAATTAATACTACTATTATAGTACTTATCATTTTTAATATGTTCTTTAAAAGAATCTAAACCATCATTATCAAATTTATCTTTTACATAATAGTTACCAGTAGTACCTAATAGTTTATACCATTTATTAGAATCAAATTCAGGTTTATCAAAATTCTCCATAAATTCTTTGAATCCTTCTGCTTTAATATAATACCCCCAGTTTCCTGATTTACCTAATCTAGCTCCAACTATTCCATTAATAATTTTAAAACTAGTTATAGTTACATCTTTAGTAAAAGGAGTTAATTGTTTTTCCCAAGAATCAGTAGAATAACTATAATTACCTTTAATATCTGCCCAAGCATTAATAATATTAAAAGAAATATTATCACCAACTTTTAATCCATAAGTATTAATAGATTGTTCTTTAACTTCTTGTTTATAACCTATTAAAGTACATAATTCTGATAAAGATAGTTGTTTTTTAGCACCTTGCCTATTGTTATCTACACCAACAGATTGTTGTAAATCACCAGAAGAAGAACAATCAATAAAAAAATAAGTGTTTTCTTTAAAACTATTAAAAGAATTATCTGTAAAATCTCTCCATGTTCGTTTTAAAGAAAGATTATCTTTACACCAATTTATAAGTCTGTTAAATATATCTTCTGTAAAATCAGGTTCATATTTAACATAGAAACTATACTCTTCTTCAGCTTTCATATCATTAATATTAGTAATACCTTGTTCAAAAGCTTTAACTTCAACATCTGTAGCAGCTCTAAATTCACCTTCATTAATAGAATAAGCCGTATCAGTATAATATAACTTTTTACTTGTAGACTTTTCTATTACTTTCAGAATTTGACCAGTTTCTCTAGGATGTATAGTTGTTAAACTAACTACAATACTACCAATCTTAAATTTACCGAATACCAATACTTCTACTTTAGGTTGGTTTTGTAAGTCAAATGCTTCTTTAGTTGAAGGTTTAAATTTATCAGAACTCCAACCATTAGAATAACCAGCATCATCTGCATCTTGATGATAATGTTTTAATGTAGACTTAGATATATTATTTTTATATATCTTGCCTTTAGTATATTGCCCTGAAACAGTTTCTAAACATTCTACATACTCTGGAATAACATCTTTAGGTTTAGGTTCTTCTAGTAATTCTACTGACTCACTAATTATAGCATTTGTTTGCCCTTCTAAAAATACCCATAAAGAATTAGGATAATTTAAACTTTTAGATAATTTCTCTATTTTACCTTCATAGCCATTTTTCAAAAAAGTGTTATTCCCAATCTTATCATTAATAACCCTAACCTTCTGACCTACTTTAACAGTATCTTTATTTAAGGTTTTGATAGTTGGTTGATATAATTTTATGTCTACAGAGTTTGTCCCCCATACTTTATTTTTAGCACCCCAACCTTTTTCAGTACCAATAAAAGATTCCCATTTAACGGGTATTAAACTCCCATTATTATAGCAATTATCATAACAAATACCAATAGTACCTTTACTGATTTTATTATCAATATCTACTATTGCTATTACTTTATCTCCTTTTTTAAACATAATTATATGTATTAAAATAAACCTCTCTAAATTTCTTCATCCGCATAAAGAATAAACTTGAGGTTTATATAGTTTTATTTAAAATTTACGCTTCTTGTAAGCCTAATGCCTCAACTTCAGTTGGAGTAGCACGTAAGAAAGTATGAGAAGGTTTGCCAAATACAAGAGATGTATGACGATAAACTTCTTTACCATTTGCTGTTACTATCTCACCTGTAGAAGGATTAATCTTTGGGTCAATAGTAAGAGGCTCACCTGCTGCATTACGTGCAATGATAGAACCATTCATACGGTAAGGAGAGTTATTCTCTATGCATTGAATGTTTACTTCAACTGGAGAACCAGCTAATTTAGCATACAAATCTTCTGCAAAAAGAACTTCGTCTTTCTCAATGTAATCTTGTATTTTAACACCACCTGCAAGAGCTACATCTGATTTAGCAGATATAACTACAGTAAGCTTTTGTGTGTTTTTAATTCCTTGTAACAACAGAGATGGATTTACCGCCTCACTGTTATTTTGGATTTGTTGTACTAATTGGATACCAAGTTGATTCTTTGTAGAACCTTCATTTACCCATACTTTACGAATCATTGCTTTGCCTGTTGATAAGGCGGTCTCAAAATTTGTCATAAAAATAAAATTAAAAATTAAAATATAAAAATTGTTTCTCTGCTATTCAATATCCAGCAGTCCATATACTTGAGTTATTACGTTACACAAGTTTTAACTTAGCTTAAACTTTAATCCTCCGCTATTATAGCTTTTTTCTGAGATAGGATAAGTTTCTGTGCTAATGCAGTAGTTTCCTTAACTGTAAAGTCAGGATTAATAAGAAATAATATATCTCTCTTTTCAGAAAGACTATTATCTTTAAATAGTAATGTAAAGAATAATCTATCTATGGATTGATTCCTAAATGCCACCTCATTCTCTAAGATAGAACGCCATTCAGAACCTAATAAACTTCCATAGTACTTATCATCTACTAAAAATCGTGTTAATAATCGTTCTATCTCCCAGTTTAGTAAAAATCTTACTGGCACAAACTTTCCATCAGCATATAGCCAACAGAGTTTTCTATCATTAGAGTGGTTTCTCATAACGTAGTTATAAAAACGTTAAACCTTGGTTTTGATTTAGCCAAATCAGCCAGTAGCTGTAATTGGTTAGTTTTGTAGTTAGCATTTTGCTTAGCTAACTTATGGTGCAGTTTCTCTAACTTAAGCTCTGCTTTTTCAGCAGTAGTTTTAGTAAAGTCTACAGGTGTTACAGGTGGATGCCATAATCCTTGCTCTATCATCCATTGAGCTGACCAACTCTTGATTGGTTCTACTTTGTTTTTATGATTCATACGCTTGTACAGTGTTTAAAATCCATATTATAGATAAAGCTACCCATATAGGGGTTAAATAGTAATTAGCATCAATAAATAGTAAAATAGTACTTGTAATTGTTAAAGAAGCTGTAATAAGATTACTTACTAAAAGATACTGTGAATCTTTTAATAATAATACAGTAGATATCGCCTGGAGTAGTACTGCTAAAATCATCATAATTATTGTTATCATGTTGTTTAAATTAAAACGGGTACTAAGCTACACTCTAAACAAACATAGCTGTTCCCCATAATAGATTAATAACTGTAAGTAACAACATATTTGTTACCTTCATATCGTAATTTGTTGATTACAGCACCATATAGCTTTTGTAATCTGTCCATAAATGGTTTTAATGTAGACCATTTGTCAAAATAAAGTGTTCTTTTTTTCATTTTATGTTTGTTTAATAATAGTTTGTTACTCTGTAAGCTACAGTTCTATGTAGTTTTGCATTAGTTTTAATGCGTTTAAGCATATCTAACTGTTCTGTGACAGTAGTATACTTTCTGGCTTCTAATACTTTCTCAAGTTGTTTTGTATTAACACCTTGATGTATTATATCCATTCCTGTATTATCGTGTATGTTCAACATAAGTTTAAATTAGGTAAGGGAGAATACCTCTACTCTCCCTACTTTGCGTTCTACCTACCTAGATTAGAGATTTTCTCTAATTATTTTAATATACCTAATGGATTATCTTCGCTACCAAATAATACTATATTGATTGGTAATGATTTGATTTCATCTACTGTAATATCATCAAAGTTTTGATAAAAATCCATTGTTAAAGCGTTATTTTCTCTTATAAAATAAAATATTTCAAAAGGGAATAACCTGTCTACCATAGATTGAATACGTTCAGTAAACCTGCCATCAGTATTGTGTTGTTGTAATCCCCATATATCGTGTATATAAGGCCAATCTAACATACAATCAGCAAGGTCTCTTGCTATTTCTAAGTTTGTCATAGTTGTTTGTTTAAAGTTTAAATTAAATTAGTTGATGTAGTTATTTCAGATAATGGTCTATTGTACTACATCCTACCATAAAGGATTATCAACTAATTATTAGTTATAATATTAAAGTAAAATACTGTATTGCTTTGGTATATCTACTAATATGAGCCTATTTAAATACAATAAGCTGTGAAAATGCTGGCTATACCAGAAATTAAAGAACACCCTCACCTCCTGGCCACTGAGGACGAAAAGGATTATTGGGTATTCAAAGGTTTTTAATCACAACTATTAGACATTCTAAAGTAAAAATAATTATCATCATACTCTTCTTGAAATGGAGAACCATAACCAGCAGGATGATAACCAGCTAACATCATAATATCAATAGCAGACTTATCTGCTTTCCATATCCTGTTAACTACTACTTTACAACTAAATCTTGAATCCCTAATAATTTTATAAGTTTTAATATCTAATTCTTTAGTTTCCATAGTTATTAATAGATTATACAGATATTAGCTGTTGTTTAAGTTAAAGATATGATTTTAGCATTATTGCTATAATATTATAAGATAATAAAGTGGAAATATACTAATCAGTATAATGTTTCAAAAGATAGTTGGGATTCCATTGTATAGAATTATCACCCATAAAACATTTATAACTAACTGAAAATCAATAAACTATAGTATATAATACCCTAACTTATGGCAGACCAACACATTATTAAGATACCCGCTTACTATTATTTCAGTGGTATCTGTTGGTTTCTATTCTGTTTTATCCATACCCACAGTAATCACTGTGTCCGTATTTATATACTATAGCTTATTAATATAGTGTAGTGCATAGCACTTAGTAAGTTGTGTAGTAAGTTGTGCTACAAAAACAAGAGAAAGAAGCACCCGAAGGTGCTCCTACTAGTCACGTGGTACAAGGCGCTTGTAGGTGATAGTCTCACCTGTCTCCTCGTTAGTGAAGGTACGTGGTTCTGCTTTCCACTTAGTAGAGTCGAAGCTCCAATACCTCACATCATCAGTTACCTCGCCTATCTCACTCTGCTCTGTGATTAGAGTGTAGGTCTCACGTTTGGTGGTAGTTACACCATCAGCTGTGAACTTCTTAGAAAGTAACAGCTTGTGTTTGTAGCAACCAAGGTCTTTAGACTCACTGTTGTTGATTTGAGTGGTTGAGTCTACCACTACTGTAATTTTCGCCATTTTGCGGATATTTAAATGTGAAACAGGGTAGGTACTTTACCCACCTAACCATATGAGGGGGTGTTGTTTGGGGCTGGTTACTACTCTACAGCACATACATGATTTTTAAAATGGGGGCACATACACACCATTTTAAAAAATATTTCTAAAAATTTTTATGGGGGTCTGTTTTTACCAAATAAAAGAGTAGGGGGTACTTGTATAAAAGTAACCTTTTTTGTACCTTGCAAGTATAATTGCTATAAATTAAAAAGCAAAATGAAGAAAATAATCATACCTATATATCAAAGAGTGTTATATGTACACATAGGAATACCCTCTGAAAGAACTTGTAAGATTTATAACTTAAATCTTTCCCCAACAGATATAGCTTGTGTACATGAAACAGATGAAGGTATATTTGTATGGTTTTCCACAAAAGAATTTAATGCAGGACTTGTGGCACATGAGTCTATACACATCAAAAATATTGTATTTGAACAGATTGTAGCTAAACCAGACTTTGATAATGATGAATACGAGGCTTATTTTGTGGAATATCTTGTTACTGAAATAGAAAAAGTTTTCAAAAAACACAACCATTCCAAAATTATTTCGTAATATTGCAACGAGTGTTTCTGAAGGCAACTTTAACTCCCTATTAAAATTGGAAGGTTATTGGATCAGGTATTACCAGCCTTCAGAAACGCAAAACACTTTGGAAGTTCAGTTTTGACTTCTCCATTTAAGGTTTTGACCCCTTCCCTTAAATTGGTTTTTCTTAAAGGGGTTCTTTTTAACAGTCTGTTTTGCTAAAGCAAAACGTATATAAACTAAAATCAAAATTCTATGGGAAGAATTAGATGGTCAGACTTACAACCTTTAAGTAAAGGCCAGTACAAAAAATGGAAAAATAGTGGAACTAAATCTATTAGTTCTAAAACAATGAAAAGCCACCTTAATCAAGGCGCTAAATCGGGCAATGACGTAGAAAAAACTTTAGAAGTAAAATGGAAGCTAGAAGAAGATGCTACACCTGAAGAAACTAAAATACTAGCTTGGCTTAAAGAATCTAAAGTAAGATATGAATTTCAAAAGATATACTATATAGGTGTAACTTTTATAGTAGCAGATTTTTTAATAGAAGGAAAGTACGTTTTAGAAATTGATGGAGGTCAGCATTTTAAGGATAATAAATTAGCTGAAGATACGAATAGAGATAATTTTTTTAAGAAAAGGGGGTATATTGTAACTAGAATCTCAAACTACTATATAAGAAACTTAGATAAACGTCAGTTTTTCAACTTCCTAGATACAATAAGAAAAAAGAAACCTGAGAAATTGCCAACATATTACCTAAAAGATATTTTAAAGTTTGGCAAACATTTAGGTAAAAGTATAGAAGAAGTAGCAATATTAGACAGGTCTTATTTAATATGGATGTACAGAACTAGAATCTGTACCTTTGAAAAGAGTTTAATGCAAAGACTAAAGTTAGCTTAATCATTCCCATAGTATATTTGTAATCAGAGGGCCAAAAGCCCTCTTTTTATTTAAAAAAGTTTCTTTTTTCTTGTTTATATCAAAATAATACTTATATTTGCTCAAAACAATTCAAAAATGAGCAAAATAATAGAATTTCACACAAGATCTTTACAGAAAGGAGCTAATATTTTAGCTAATGCTGTAAAAGGTACTCTTGGCCCACAAGGAAGGAATGTAATCCTTTCACGACAATTTAATGCACCGCACATTACTAAAGATGGTGTTAGTGTAGCTTCTTCTATAAAGCTGGAAGATCCAAACGAGAATTTAGGAGCACAACTTTTACAGGAAATAGCTAACAAAACACTAGAAGTATCAGGAGATGGTACAACAACCTCTATAGTACTAGCACAAACAATCCTTAATGAAGGTCTAAAATTAATAGCTGAAGGAGTAAATCCTGTAAAATTAAAGAAGGGTATAGAATTAGCTACTTCAGAAGCTATTACTTCCATTAAATCACAATCCTTACTTTTACAACCAGATTCTATACTAAATGTAGCTACTATTTCTGCTAACAATGATGCTACAATAGGTAAGCTAATAGCAGATGCAGTAAATCTAGTAGGACAAGAGGGGCTTATTACTGTAGAAGAATCAAGATCTACTGATACGTACATTGAAGTTACAGAAGGTCTAAAGATAGACAAAGGTTATATCTCACCCTACTTTGTTACTGACCCTAACAAGATGGTAGTAGAATATCAGAATGCACTTATCCTTATTACAGACGAGAAAATTACTTCTACTTCTCAAATACTTAAGTACCTTGAAGCTTGTGTAAAAGAACAAAGGGCATTAATTATCATTTGTGAAGATTTAGTAGATGAAGCATTATCTACCTTAGTAGTAAATAGAATGAAAGGCATCAAAGTAGCAGCTATAAAAGCTCCTGCACATGGTGACCATAAGAAAGAGCTTCTACAAGACATAGCTACCATTACAGGCGGTCTTTATATTACACAAGACAAAGGTCTACAATTAGAAACCTCACAACTGTCTGCTTTAGGACAATCAGATGTAAAAATCTTTAAAGACTCTGCTACACTCATAAATGGTAAAGGCAAGAAAGAAGATATAGCTATCAGAGTTTCTCAAATCAAAGAACAAGCCAAGCATGTAGAACTACAGTTTGACCAAGACAGACTTACCAAAAGAGCGCAGAAACTTTCAGGAGGAGCAGCTGTATTATATGTAGGAGCAACTACTGAAACAGAATTAAAGGAAAAAGCAGATAGAATAGATGATGCACTTTGTGCTACAAAAGCTGCCATTGCTGAAGGTATAGTGCCAGGAGGGGGAACAGCTTACATAAAAGCTTTATCTTCAATAACTAATTCAAAAGATAAAGACATACAGTCAGGTATAGACCTTATAAAGAAAGCATTAGAAGCACCTCTAAGGCAAATACTGCAAAATGCAGGTTTAGAAGAAGATCCTATAATTAGTAAGGTGAAGAAAGGCAAACAGTTTAATGCAAAGACTGAACAATATGAAGATCTATTAGTTTCAGGAGTAATAGATCCAACTAAAGTAGTTAGAGTAGCCTTAGAAAATGCATCATCAGTATGTGCCTTATTCCTAACTACCTCTTGTGTAGTAGCAGAAAAGTATAACGAAACACCAATGAATTTTAACTAATATGAAAGAAAAGAACTTAACACCCGTACCTCTTGGAGAAAGAGTAATTGTAGAACCAATAGTAGTAAAACAAGAATCAGAATTATTCTTAGCTGAATCTGTAGCCCCTAAACCTAATCAAGGTATAATAAAAGCTATATCAGACGAAGTAACAGGAATACACATAGGAGATGTAGTGCAATTCTATGAAGGTTCAGGTATACCTCTTGTAATGGGAGACCATGCCTTGCTACTAATGCGAAAAGGAGATTTAATTTGTAAATTTGTTGAATTGTAATTGTTTTTAATCTAAGAAAGGAGCTACTCAAAAGGTAGCTCTTTTAGCTTAGTAACTAATTAAAAACTATTTCGTATATTTACCTTATGACAATGCCAAGAGTTTTTTCGATAGAATGTGAATCAGTAACAGGACTTATCAAAGCTACTTTAAACGTAGAAAAGATATTTCAAACCTGTATGCTTGAAGGTGAGCACTATTTGACAGAAACTTTTAGCCTGGAAGATAAACACTTTTTAGTTGTAACGGTATGGAACTCAGAGGAATAGTTGATTTATATAAGACAAAGCTAACTGAAGAAGGCCCTGTAGAAATACTATTTAAAAGAAATGCATCTTTTAAAATCTATTGTGAACCACAGCATTTAGGTATTCATACAGAAGTAATAAACATACGAACAGGTAAACCCTATAAAGATAGGTGTCAGGTATTTATACAGGATTTTGGAGTAGCTACCATACGACATACAGTAGAAGAAGTTGCTAAACTTAAAAGAGAACATGCACAAAGTAAAACAGTAGGATTTCATGCGTACAAAGGTAATTAGGAACTACTTTGAAGATTATAACAAACTAGAAGAGTTTAAAACAGAATTTTTAGAAGAATTAGAATCATGGAAAGAAGAAATGATGTTCCATGACCTGCATTACGTAGTACTAGAAGAAATCTATCTCCAAGAAACAGAACCTTCTTATACTTTACAATATGAATTTTATTTGCAAGGAAGGTACAAATACCACCTTACATATACTCAAATAAAAGAACACGCCCGCACAGAAAAGAAGAATATCCCTGTAAAGGTGTTTGTTACAACAGCAGAGTTTAAAGAATTATTACTTGCTTATATGACAGAATATCCTGATATTTGTCCAGATAAGAATAAATTAGTAGTAAATGGGATAACCTTTAAACTCTATTTAGAAGAAATAAGCAATGATAAAACCCTTTAACATAAAGGTAAAAAATAAACAAGAGTTGTTTTTGGCTTACCTAAAAGCAATAAATTGGACTCTACCTGAACAGCTAACTGATTCAGAACTAGAGGTATTATCTTACCTTGTGTATTATAATAACTTCTATGCAGGTGAAATAAAGTCTGATGAAATAAGATATGACCTGTTGTTTTCTTCCTCTACAAAGAAGAAGATAAGGGAAGAATTTGACATAGATACACAGAAGTTTGAAACATATCTTAATAAGCTACGAAAGAAACAAATCATAATAAACAACACCCTCTCTAGCAGAGTAGTAATAACGGCAGAAGATAAACTGGAAATACGTTTTACAATGGCAGTTAAAGAAACATTAAAGACAGAACCAAAAGAAGAAAGACCTTCTTTCGATAATTTTGTAGATGAAGTAGTAGAAATACCTGAAGTATCTACTATAGGTACATTTGAAGGAGACGACTTAGATATATTATAATGAAACTAGATTATAGACTAGAAAGACTAGTAGAGAAACATGCTAAAAGATGTAACATTACTAAAGCAGAAGCCTTAGAAGTAGTATCTGCATATTTCACTAACATAAAAGAAAAGATTACAAGCTCATCTTATGAAGATGGATTTGTTGAAATATATATGCCTAAACTAGGCGAATTTTGTCCTAACTATCCAAAAATAGAAAAAGTACATGAAGTTATTGAAGCTAGAAAACAACAACCTTTGTAGCATTACCCCTGAAGCACTTGGTTTAAAAGTATTCAGGGATATATGGGAAAGAGATAAAACAAAACTAAAAGACAGAGCTAAACTAGATTTGTCTTTTGTTTATTTCTTTGCTGATTGGCAGTCTACATTTAAAAAGCTGCCTACAGAAGATAAGATTGTAACACTCGAAAAAGAAGTATACGATAATAAGTATAAAGCTGATACACTAGTATTAGCCGCTGCAAAGCTATATGAAGATATCCAAAACGAAGCTTCTTTTTCTCTTAAACACTTGGAATCAGTAGAAAAGACCGCTGTAAAAATATCAGACTATCTTACTAGTATAGACCTGACAGAAAGAGACAAACAAGGTAGGTTTGTATACAACATAAACCAGCTACAGAAAACCATAGCGGACTTTCCTGAAACAATAAAGAAAGTAACAGAAATGCGTAAGCACGTAGAAATAGAATTAACACAAGATCCAAACCTAAGAGGTGGGGCACATAAATCATCATTTGAAGATTAATGCTTACACAAGAAGATATATTAGCTTTTACTGAAGTACGTAGGCACTTTGAAGAGTACAAAACATATTGTCCTTTTCCTGAATCACGCACTCCTAACTCACGCTGGATGCAATTCTGGCAAAGAGAAGAGCAAAGGATATTAAAAGGTTACGAATATTTACCAAATAAATTTATTACAGGAGAACTATACTACTACTTTAACTACTCCATAATGGATAAGACTGTAGAAAAAGATGGCATTACCTACACTCTCATGGGTGCTCCTGATACATGGGATGGAACTATTGAAGTAGATACATACTACCAAGAAGCAAAAGAAAACAAAAGAGATTGCTTCATACTTAAAGGTCGTAGGAAAGGTTTATCATACTATGCAGCCTCCTGTGCTTCACGTCTTTACCATTTTGTAAGACATAGTAATACATATGTAATAGCAGCTACAAAACAGTATATCTTAGGAGCTGACTCTACTATGACTAAGATATTTCAGAATGTTGATCACATGTCTGAACATACCCCATTTGGTAAATTACGTCAAAAAATAAATAAAGCTGACCACATAAGGGCAAGCTATTTAGAAAATGTAAATGGGCAGATAATAGAAAAAGGATTTAAGTCTAATATAGCAGCCATAGTTTTAGATGACCCACAAAAGCTGCGTGGTAAGAAAGGGCAATTGATTATTGTAGAGGAAGCAGGTTCATTTCCAAACTTACTAGATGCCATACCTATTATACGTAAATGTATATTAGAGGGTACTCTAAAGATAGGAACTATATTAGCATTTGGTACAGGTGGTGATGAAGGCCCAGGTTTTGCAGCAATGGAAACTGTATTTTACAAACCTGATGCATACGGATTTCATTCAGTAAAAAATATATGGGAAGAAGCTAAATCTTCTCAACCATGTTGTTTCTTCTTTCCTGCCTATAAAAACTATTTGGGCTTCATAGATGAGAATGGTAATTCCTTAGAGAAAGAAGCAAAGGATTATATCCTACAACAAAGGCTAGATAAAAAGAAACTAGGTGTAGATAATAAAACACTGCTAAAAATGGCAGCTGAAGATCCAATTACACCTGAAGAAGCAATGCTTCGTACAAAGGGAACTTACTTCCCCATTACTGAAGCAAAGAAAAGACTTTCAGACTTATTTACTGACAGAGAGCTTTCCAAGCATAATGTTGGTAGACTAGAATATAATGATGATAAGGTAATTAAATGGGTTGATGTACAAGATGCTCAACCTCAAAGAGAATGGCCTATATTAGATGCAACCATTAATTACATAGAAGTATTTGAGTTACCTCAACAAGATAAGAATACTCTTGTAGTACCACGTAATAGGTATATAGGAGGTATTGACCCTTACAACCAAGACCAAACAACAAACTCTGAATCAGTTGGTTGTATGTTTATAATGGACTTATGGACTGACAGAATTGTATGTGAGTATACAGCAAGACCTGAGAGAGCTGAAGATTTCTATGAAACATGCAGAAGGATATTAGTATGGTACAATGCCACAGCAATGTATGAAGCTTCAGTAACCCTGATGTATAAGTTCTTTGAAAGGAAACAACAGCTATATTTACTAGCAGATACTCCTGCTTACCTACGGGATAGGAATACTTGGAGAGAGGGGTTGGATACTTCAAAAGGTATAAAGCCAACTGAAGATGTAAACAAAAGAGGAAGAGAATCTCAAAAGACCTGGATGTTATCTGACTTAGATATTACTACAGGAACAAAAAAGATAGACTCAATAAGATCTATTGGTTACCTGAAAGAAGTTATAAACTGGAATAAAGATGGTAACTTTGACAGAGTAAGTGCAATGAACATGCTATTCTTGTACAGAGAAGACCTTACAGATGATGTAGCGGAAGAAAGGAAAAAACCAAAGTCAAATAAATTTGGTAACTTTTTTACCAAGTTTAAAGTACAAAGGAAGTTAAAGGATATTTTCGATAAAGAAGATTTTGAAACATTTGCGAAATACAACTAAATGTTAGGACAAGTAAAATTACTACCAGACCAAATGGTGTCTGATGAAAAGAAAGCAACAAAAGAATGGCAAAAGAATAACTTAGATGCTTTTGAAAACATCATTATGTTTGAGAATCGTCAGTTACGACCAACTCTTTACAATAAATTCAATAACTACAATCTTAAAAGGGGAGTAATAAACCAAGCAGATTTTGAGAAAATACTAGACCCACATGGGCTAGGATTAAATTCTTTTCCTGCAAGGCTAGAACATATGGGCTTTGGTAATGCCAAAATTGACTTGCTTGTAGGTGAGCATATGAACAGAAGGTTTGATTGGAGAGTTACTCTGTCAAATAATGATTCAGAAGGTATCTCTGGTAAAGAACAAAGAATGATGGGTAGGGTAAAGCAGGAACTTGTAGATATGCTACAAAATAATTTACCTGAAGAAGAAGCTCAAGCAAGACTACAAAGGCTTTCTGATTACATGCAGTATGAATGGCAAGATGTAGCAGAGTCAGGTGCTCAGAAGATATTAAAGTATTACTACAAACAACAAGATTTAGATACAATATTTAACAGGGCATTTGAAGATGCTCTTATTGCAGGTGAGCAGATAGTATTTACAGAAGCATTAGGTAAAGAACTTTTCATACGAAAAGGTGATCCAACAAAAATCTTTACCATTATGTCTGCTGAATCTATAGATGAATCAGGACTTGAGGCATTAGTAGAGGTAAGTTACCAAACAGTTTCAAATGTACTAGATAATTTCCACCCCTACTTAGATACAGAAGCCATAGCTAAACTACAAGCTTTCAAAGGCATAAGTCCTTTTGGTGGTACATCTGGTTGGACTTACCCTACTTATGGCCCTGTAGGTGAACTTGCAGTACCTGATAATTCTATTACAGCTTCAGGTATATTCCCTGTATCTGAATTAGAAAGGACACTATTTGCTACTAACATAGACGTGAATGGTAATATGCGAGTAGTACATTGCCTGTGGAAATCAAAAAGAAAAGTAAAACTACTAAAGTCTTTTAACGAAGAAACAGGACTGGAAGAAGAAAAGTATGTACACCAAAAGTACAAACCTAATAAACTTATAGGTGAGGAGATAGTAAAAGAAATGTGGGTAAATGAATGGTGGAGAGGTTTTAAGATTGGTTATGATATATACGTAAAGATAGAGCCTGTACCATTTCTTTCCACTTCACTAGATAACATCTCACGACAAGAGCCTCCTGTTACCATACAGATATACAATACAAATACTTCAAAGGCACAAAGCCTTATGGATATTTGCAAGCCATTTGATTATATGTTAGATGTGCTCTATTTCAAAAAGAAACATCTAACTTCACTTATGCTGCCTGACATGTTGGTATTTCCAACTTCAATGATGCCAGACAACATGGACCTAGAGGAATTTATAAATTATATGCAGACTACTGCAACCATACCTTTAGATCCTACAGCTGAGATAGACAATGGAGCATTGGCAGGTAAAGCAGCAGGCCAAATAAATAATACAGTAGGAGCTAATATTATTTCAGCAGCTCAAAATGGCCCACTTTCAGTTATTGGTAATCTGATAGACACTACTTTACAGAGTATGGATCAGGTAACTGGTATAACTCAACAAAGACAAGGCGCTATACAAAACAGAGAGCTTGTAGGTAACGTAGAAAGGTCTGTAACCCAATCTTCTCATATAACAGAGAAGTGGTTTAGGCTAAACGACAAATTCAAACTACGTACTTTACGTAAAGTAATGAATATTTCTATTCAACAATTCAAGGAGAACCCAAAGAAATTTCAATACATACTAGATGACCTAACTTCTTTAGTTTTAAGTGATGAAGAACTTACAGCTATACAAGCTTCTGAGTTTGACTTGCATGTAACTAACTCTACTAATGATGCACTGATAATGCAGAAAATTGAAGGCTTATTCCAAGTTGCAATGCAAAATGGTACAGCTACTCTTTCTGATGTATTGGAAATCTATCAAAATGAATCTATTGCTAATGCAACTGCCAAACTTAAACTACGTGAAAAACAAAGAGAAGAGAAAGCAGCTGAAGTACAGAAACAAGAGCAACAGATAAGACAACAACTAGAGCAGGCAGCTCAAGAAATAGAAGATAGAAAAGTAAGATTAGAAGCTGCACGACTAGAATTAGAAAGATATAAAATAGATACAGACAGAGAAACTAAACTGGAAGTAGCCCAACTACAAGCTCAATCATTTGATCCTGAGAAAGATTATAATAATAACAATGAGCCTGATTATCTAGAACTAAAAAAACTAGACTTGGAACAACAAAAGATAGACTTACAACGTCAATCTGAATCTATCAAAGTTTCCTTAGAACAACTCAAAGAGAAGAATAAAAAAGAAATAGCTCAACAAAAGCTAGAAGTAGATAAAATAAAAGCTAGAAAAAGTGGAAGTAAGTAAATTTATTGGAAGATTATTCCATGCCCGTGATACAGCACACCTATATCATTTATCTTTAAGTGGCCCAGGAGCTTATGCAGCTCATGTGGCAGCAGGAGATTTCTATGACAAACTCTTAGACTTTACAGATACATTAATAGAATCCTATCAAGGCAAGAATGGGCTGTTATCTATAACTATACAAGCTTCCTATACAGAAGTAAGTAAAGATTTTCCTACATACCTTAAAGCTCTACTGACTTATATTGAAACAGAATGTCCTTTTGTAGACTCTGATGAACTCAATATTATAGACGAAATAAAGACCCTAACAAAACAAACCTTATATAAATTAACGTATTTGCAATAGGTTTTATATACGACTTGTATATAATTGCTATATATGCCTGTATTTTTAATTTTATTTATTGTAACAAATAGCTAATATTTGTGCGTTTAAAACATATATTTTATGGAAATAGAAAATTTAGAAGTAATTCCTTTTGACCAGATTGGTAAAGAACCAGAACCTAAAAAGGAAACAACAGAAGAAAAAGAACCTAAAGCTGAAGTAACTTCAGAAGAAGGTCTTATTGCTTTTGACAAAATATTAGAAGTAGCAGAAACAACAGAATCTACTACTACTGAACCAAAGAAAGTAGAAGAAAATACAAATGTACTTTCTAAAACCCTTAAAGCCCTTTACGATAAAGAAGGACTAGAGTTTAATGAAGAAGAATTTGACGGTACTATAGAAAGTTACCTGACTTTGCAAGAAGATTTATCTGACAGAAAAGCACAGGTAAAACTAGATTCACACATACAGAATAACCTTAACCCTCTTAATAAGAAATTCATTGAATTAGTAGATTCTGGTGTACCTGTTGAAGATGCAGCAGATCTAATGAAATCTTTAAAGACAATAACTGAAATCAACAAGAATGATATTTCTTCTGATTTAGAGTTGGCTGAGAAGATTCAAAAAGAATACTTGCGTAATACAACTAACTTCTCTCCTGAGAAAATAGAGAAAGAAATTAAAAAGTCTAAAGAAGCAGGTGTATTAATGGAAGAAGCTGAATCTAACTATGATGAGTTAGTTGAAGTAGTAGGTAACTATGAAACACAGCTAAAACAGGAAGTAGCTAAAAATGCAAAGGCTCAAGAAGAAGCAGCTAAAAAACAATTACAGGATCTACAAGACTTTATTGAGTCTACAGAAGAAATTGGAGGTATAAAGCTTTCAAAGAAACTTAAAGAATCTTGGGTTAAAGAATATCAAACAGTTGAAGCTGGTGGTCAGAAAGTAAATCCAATATTTGCTACCCGCCAAAAAGATGAAGCTAAGTTTGATGCTCTTTTACGTTTTTATCATACCATTGGTTTGTTTAAATATGACACTCGCAAGAAAGATTTTATTCCTGACTTAAGTGTTCTTAAAAATGTAGGTAAAGCTGACGTAATAAAAGAACTGGAAGCAGCTATATCTAATAGTAACCAAAAGAGCATAAACAAATCATTTGCTACTACCTCTACAGATACTATGGAACAGGTAATAAATGATGGTTATGCCAAACTAGCAGAAGCAGTAAAAAACAAAAAAATAAAATAACAACTAAAAACAAATAATTTAAAATGATTGAAAATTTTGGAACCCTCTCAAAACTAGGCCCTAAAAGTTACATTGGGCCTTTGAAAGTACCTCACTTGGGTGAACTAGGTGAGAAATTCGGCTACGATGTAGAAAAAATGGTCTATCGCAGATTGTTTCAATATCTACCTGCTGATGATTATATCGCATTTATGCGTGAATTTCCTGTACATGCCTTAGACACAAGTAATGATTATTACTTCTGGCGTCTTGGTGGTACAAACCAAAAGGTAGTAACCCTTTTAGATTGGACTGACTTAGCAGGTGCTAAACCTTCTAAAGTAGGTCAAAATGGTGCTCAATGGTATATGTACTTTGCAGAGCCTCTGTTTAAAATTGGTGATATTGTTTTAGGTGACACACCTTTAGATTACAATATCATTGTTAAAGATTTCACAGAAGTTTCTAAAGACAAATATGAGTACCGTGTTGAACTAATCAACCAAGGTTCTCCTTTAATGTCTGTACCTGATTCAGAATTAATTGTAGGTTCAAACTGGTCTAAAGGCTGGCAATTGTCTCCTAACGAGCGTTCTTATCAAGGTAGTGACTTCTACATGAATACCTTTGTAGAGCTTAAAGCTCCTACTTCATTGCACCGTATGCAATACAAAGTAGATGGTAACATGATTGAACAAAACAAACCAATGCCTTTTGGTATGGTGTTTAAAGATGATGCAGGTGCTAAAATCTCTGTAGGTGCTTATGTAAACTACTTTGATGCTCTTGCTATTCACCAATTTGAAATGCAGGCTGCTCGTGCTTTCATTCTTTCTCAAAAGAACTATGATAGCTCTGATATGGTTTATAACATTGACGAGAAAAACAAATGTGTTATTAAATCATTTCCAGGTTTCTTCAAACAAATTGCTGCAACAAACACTATCCCTCAAAACTCTATTAACTTAGATCAGATTGTAGATATTGCACAAGACTTGAACTTGGCTTACAAATATGATGAGCAACTTTACCTTGTAATTGAAACAGGTTACTATGGTTACCAAGAAGCTTCAAAATGGTTAGAAAACCGTTCAACTACTTACACTCCTAACTGGACTCTACACCGTATCCAAGAAAATGGTGATATGGGTGGTCAAGGTTTGACTTACCAAGGTGTGTTTACCCGCTTTAGGTCTTACAATGGTGTAAACATTGAGATTCGTTTCCGTAAGTTCTTCGATGATCCTGAATTGTGGAAACAAAAAGATCCTTCAGGCTTAGGTCTAGTATCTTCTCGCCACATGTTAATCCGTTCAGGTGTTAAAGCTGATGGTCAATTCCTAGGTGATAGTGGTATTAAACGTCTATCTGTGAAAGCTTACGAAGATGGTATCTTCCGTTACATCCCAGGTATGCGTAACCCATTCTCTCCAGGTGGTACAGGTTGGGCAGGCAAATCTTCTACAGTATCTCCTGAAGATGCTTATGAAGTACATGGTATGATGTATAATGGTTGTGTTATTGAAGACCCAACTAAAATACTATTCTTACCTCGTAACGTAGCTTAATTAAATTAAATTTTTGGGGCTAGTATAAAATTCGTATATTAGCCCCAAAAATATTTTTATATGGAAAAAGAAACAAAAACAAAATCAGCTCCTGCTGATAAAACAGAAGGCATGTCATTTGAACAGATTGTTGCAAATGGTCTTCACCCTTTTCTTAAGCCTAAGAAACTTAAGATTAAAGCTATCAATACTTTGAAGTTTGAAGGTCAGACTATTTCTGAACTTCCTCAAGGTTTTATGATGGATAACCAAACGTATAAACTTGATTTACCTATTGATGGTAAAACAGGTCAATTAGTAAAAGTATTTGATACTACTACTAAATTCTTTGTTCCTGAATATAACGAAGAAATGACTGAGTTAGAGTTCTTCTCAAAAGAAAAGAACATGGACTTAGCCACAAATGCAAAGAACAATAACTTTTGGAAAGCTTATACAGATCCTGTAACTCGTGATTCACAAAGGGCTTTTACTTTAGACATTCCTAAGAATGGTATAGAGTTAGACCTTACACGTGTAGAAGATTGTCTGAAAGCCAAGATTGCTTATGCAAACAGAAAGTATATTGCACCAAATTGGGAAGACAGGTTTGACCGCCCTACTTATAAGTTTGCCATAGTTGATGAAAATCGTCAATTTGACAGCAAAAAAGAACTGCTGGATAAACGTACTAAAGCAATTCAATTGTACGCAACAGAATATGTAGGTAATGAAAATAAACTACGTAACTTCATTGTTGTGCATAACCCACTTAAAAAACTTAACAAAGCAACTTCTTTAGCTACACTAGAAACCTATGTAGGTGAGTTAGCCACAGAAAAACCCGATGAGTTTTTTAACGTACACAAAGACCCATTCTTCTTATTAAAAACAAAAATCTATAAAGCTATAGAAGTTGGTTATATCTTGTATGCAACTAAAACTACCTTTAAAACAGTTAATGATGAACCACTAGGTACTATCATGGACATTATAGGTAAATGCAAAGAAGATATTAACTTCCTTAATAGAATAGAAAAAGAGATCCAAGATAAATAGGTATGACAGCAAACGAGTGGAGAGACATTTTTGTAGTAGAATACGAAAAGATAACATCAAATGGAGCAC